ACCCGTGCCTTCATTGGCAAGCCAGGCCGCCGTCGCCGCACCGGTCTGGCGCGGCACCGTCACATTGCCCACCAGACCAGTCATGCGCATCGCGCCCATGCGCATGGCGACCGAACGCGCGCGCAGGATATCAATGAAGGAAATGTTATCCGTCGCCACCAAATTGCCACCAGCCGAAGGCGTAGCCGCAACCAGGTCGCGCTTTTGGATATCCAGCGGCACATAGAAGCTACGCTTGCCTTGGCCAGCGCCGAAGCGCTTGGACAATTCACGATGCGCTTCCAATTCCAGGCCGGCATCCTTCCAGTCATTTTCCGCCGCTGCGCGCATGGCGCGGAACACGCTGTAACGCGCCACTTCCTTGGGCGTCATGTCCAACTGCGCCGGCGCCACGCCAAGCGGCTTGGCTTCACCCTGGCGGGCCAGCAGCACCTTGCCGCGGAACAATTCCACCGTATCGCCTTTCAGCACGGCTTCAATGCCCATATCACGGACATTGGCCAGGGTGGCCAGGTCCATGATTTCCTTCTGGCGGCGCGCTTCAGCGCCATCATCAATCGCCCGCGCGGCGGGCGCTTCCTTTACTTCCGGGTCCATGCCGGTCTCCTGCTTTTTGGGTTGCGGTTCAACAGAAGCCGGCGCTTCACGCCCAACGCCGACTGTCATATCAGCGGGGATTGACACCAGGCTTACTTCCAGCGGACGCCAGCTCACCGCGCGGTAAGTCTGCGGCTTCCCTTTTATCGCGGGTTCTTCGCGAATATCCAGAAGCTCATAACCAACCGACACATTGGTGCGAATACCATCCGCCACGTCGCGCATCACTTCTTCGGCGCGTGCGCTTCTTCCGAATCGCACTACAGCCCGGGCCACCCGGTCTTCGCCAAGCGTGACGCTTTCCACCACCCCCACCTGTTCGCGGGGGTTGTGATCCATCAGCAGCGGCGCGGTGCCGCCACCAATCCAGCCACGGTCCATTTCGTTTTCCGCGTGGCCAAGAACTTCGATTCCCCAATAACGCTCGACCGGCGCTTCAGATGAAAACGCCAATTCGATGCTGCGCGATTCCTCATTCAGGTTGGCGCGTTCCAGCGCCACCGTGCGGAAGCCGCGGCGGTCAACATTCTTCGGCAAGGGCATGGTTCAATCCTCGTCATCTGCGTCAGGTTCCACCTGCGCGGCAGGCGCGGCGGCGGGCGGTATCAGATCACCCATCAAGGCTTTCTCAGCCTTCAGTTCAGCGATGGTTTCAGCAAAATCGCCGCCCTGCGCCGCCACCGTGGCCGTGCGGCTGCTAATGCCAAGGGCCACGGCTTTTTCCACCGCTGCAACTTCCTTCAGCGGGTCCACCCATTGCCAGCCACGCGGCACGAAATTGGGGGCATCAAACTTCCACATCTTGCCAGCCGGCAGGCCCAGCGCGCCGGTGATCAATGCCTCACGCAGCCAAGCAGTGAAGATCGGCTCACACAATCCGCTGATCATCCAGTGCTGCAGCGTGCGGAATTCGTCGCGGTCTTCCAATTCCGTGGCGCGCAGGGCGCTGTAATTCATCCCCTCAGCGTCATTGGCGAAAGCGTTATAGGAAACGCCCGCACCAGCCGCGACGGGACGCAGCATGGCGGAAACAAATTCCTTGAAAGCGGTAGTGGGGTGCTGCGGGTCAAACTGCTGAAAATCAACACCCTTAGGCAGCAATTCAAACGTGCCGGCGGAAGCTTCCTGCACCAGCGCGCCATCATCGGCCAATTCGCCATCAGGTTCCGCATCCGCATCCATGCGGTAGAAACCCATCTTGGCGGCGGCCACACGCGCGGCGGTCAATTCCGCTTCGCCATAACCATCCAGCATCGCCAAAGCGCGAATGCCGTTGCTGATCCAGGGCACACCCCTGATCTGTTGCGGCCATTCCGGCAGGAACAGATGGATCATTTCCTCAGCCGGAATGCGCACGCGCTTGCGCAGCGGGGCATTCAGCGCGGCTGGGTCATCATTAGGCACATGGGCGCGCATCCAATACGCGGCGGGGCGGTTAAAGGGCGTCAGTTCCACACCAGCGCGCACCACATTGCCGCTGGCGGTGCCTTCCGGCCGGCCATTCACATCGGTTTCAAGCTGCGATGGGTCCAGCATTTCAAGCTGAAAGCCAAATGGATTACCGCCCTTGTGCAGGCGGATCAGGGCTTCACCATCCCGCGCGACGCCCAGCACCACCAGGCCGCACATATCCAGCCAGGAATGCCGGCCGGTTACGTCACAGACACCGCGGCGGGACCATTGCCAGAAGCCAGATTCAATACGCTGATTGGCGTTTTCATCCTTGCCGGTGCCGCGATCATTCATCACCTGCATTTGCAGCGTGAAGCCCTTGGGCCCTACCACGTTGCGGCGCAGGCTTTTCAGGAAGCCAGCGGTATAACCTTCATTCTGCGCCAACCAGCGCGAACGGTTGCGCAGCGTATCCAACTGCCAGCGAATATCGCGATTCGGCGCGAAGCCATGCCCGCCCGGCAAATCCGCCAAAAGGCGCGAAGGCTGCGCTGCCATCCAGCCGCTTTGCCCGCGTTGCTTTGGCCCAATCGGGGACCAGGCCGCTTGGGCGCCTGGGCTGCGCAGAATGGGCGCGGCGCTTTTGCGGCGGCGGAGGAAATCCAGCAGCGCCATATCAGGCCCTTCCCATCCGTGTCAGCACAATCCGCCGGCGCGGGCGGCCAGAAGCCAGCGCGGCGGCTTCCGCTTCGCGGCGCGCTTCGCCGGCGTAATAATCTTTCAGGCTCAGCAATTCCGGAATCGGGATGCGGGCAATTTCCCGATCACCAATCTTGATGCTGCGCTGATCCTTACTGGCGCTGCCTTCCAGCATGGCTTCAATCGCGGCCAGGGTGCGCGTGGCATGGCCGCGCAGGTCACCCGTGATGGTGGCCGGGTTGGGCAGGATGAACAGCCCGCCGCTATAGACCTGGAAGCGTTCACCGGCCTTGCTTACCCAGCCAATCAACGTCACCGGAACGCCGCGCGCCCCGATGGTAAGCGCTGCAGTATCCGCCGCCGAAGCCATGGCAACAAACCCATCATTTTCCGCAACAGCACTAACGGAAAGCGCAACACCAGTGCCAACCAGGCGCCAGGCATTGGCCCAACCCGCGCTTGCCGGGTAATCCGCGCTTGCCCAGCGCCAAGCCCATGTATCGCCCGCAGCCGCACGGAGCGGCGGAGCATCCAGCACTGCCATGCGGTGTTTTCCTTAAAAGCGCGCGGCGAGACCGGCGCGGTTTTGCTTCCAGAAGCGGCTGCGCCCAGTTTTGGTGGGCGGCGGCGGCCTGGTGATGGGTTCTGGCACTTCCGGCACTTCATCCGGGGCCAAATCTTCGCCAGCCAGATCATCCGGCTGGTCTTCTATGTCCAAAGCGGGCTGCATTGCGCGCTTCGCAGGATGAAACAGCGTCAATTCGCGCGCTGCGCGCTCCCAATCCGGCTCTTTCCAGCGGTCAATCCCCAGCAGCGAAGCCGCCGCACGGGCATAAACGCGGCCATCCAAAGCTTCGTTTCGCTCTCGCGTTTTCACCCATTCCTGCCGAAACACCCCGGCGCGGACCTTATGGCGGCGGATTTCTTCCGACACCAATTGCCGGCAGACTTCTTCGCCCGCCAAATGCTCTGGCAGAAAGACATAACCGGGCGGATAAGGCGCGCCGCTTTCAGCCGTGGGCTTTTCCAGGCGCAACTGGCCGTAGAATTCACCCTTCAGGTAACTGGAACCAACCAGCCAGGGCTTCAACTGACCAACCCGCTTGCCTGAACGCTTCACATCAACCTTGCCACCTGGCGCGATGGCCTGGGGCTGATTATCGCGGCCCTTAACCGCGATCACCTTGCGCGCGCCCACTTTGCGCACGAAGGCATAGACCTCAGCCGTGGTGGTGCCGTCACCCGAATCAACTGCGGATAGGCGGATGGGCAGCGCGCCGCCCGATTCGTGCGGATAGACCGTTTCCAACACTGCGGAGACCTGCTCCCA